GGGCTTCCAACGTAAATATTCATGCATTAACAATTTACCAGAAACTCGACTTCCAGCTGAGTTATCACTTAATTCGACAACTCGATCAAGCGCGGCTGAAATCTGTTCTTGAATTGTATGTTCCTGCCCACGTTCCTGCCCACCACTCTTGCATAGTTTAACAATACGTGGATTTTCTTTATCACAATATTCTTTAACGTATGGTGCCCATTCTTCAATTTTAGTCTTCAACCAATGTTGTTCACGATATGTATAGATTCTACCATTAGGGGATATTGCGCTATATGTTACATAATTCATAGCTGCAAATCCCCAGTCAATTACAACGATACGAGGCCACCATGCTGGAATTATAAATGGCTGAACAACATGTAATGCATTTTCTGGTTCATCGGGATAATGTCTATCTCTAAATTCATCAAAAACTTGTCCCTGATAAGCATCCCAATCACCAAATTTCTTCGCTCTTTTCTCAGCCTCGGGTAATGCGTCTAGTGATTGTGCATAACCAGCATCAATATGGGGATTATCAGCCAATGTAGCATGAATATATATTCGTTTATTTCCACCTTTACCAATTATTATTTTACCACCTTGTTTACATGGATCAATAAATCTTTTCTTGAACCATGTATGACCTATACCACCAGGCATACCAGCAGTACGAATAATAGCTGGTAAGGTGGGGTCACTAGTTCTAACCCTAGTAAAACCAATATAAAGATAAATAAATTCAGTAAAAGAAGTAATTTCATCTGGTGTGAAGAGATTAATTTCCATAGAATCATATTTATGAACATCATTTTCATCTTCACATTGTCCAAGAAATATCATTGCGCCACCATTAGTCATGGAGCGCGCGCCATATTGATCTGGTCTAGGAAATGTCCAAGCCATATCACTTTTATTTAATGTAGCACCAAACTTACTGTAAATTTCCCTGGAGCGAGGAATAATTTCATTCCGAAGTTCAGGAAATGTTCTGCGCATGAAAACCTGTTTAAATCTAGGATTCTCATGCCACCTATGAACTAATCCATAAACTAATAATACGTCCGTCTTAGCCGAACCAGCACCTCCACCATAACCTGCTTCTTTTAGAGATAGTGGTAAGGATAGAAACTGTTCTTGTTTCCTGGTTGGTTTCCATTCCCCCTTATCAAAGGCCATAAAATTACATGTAATCTAACGTTGTTGAAAACAATTATTTCTTTCCTGTTGATTCTTAGTTGTATTTGAACAAATACGCTCCATTAAAAATTCAAGTTTCTGCATTGATTTAACAGTATAAGCATAATCAGCAGATAGTAAATTAAGATTTTCCTCCATTTTCCTTTGGTTACCAATCACTGTTGTTACCAGGAAATAAACTAAATATGTTGCAAGAGCAGATGGAATACCTAGTGTATAAATAGCCTTCAGCCACCAAGGCATTCCATTTGCTATTTTACCATAATCAGACATTATTCCTAATCCAGTTATGGATTAATTACAATTGGCCCATTATATTCAGCAACCGAACATGCAGTAGGATCAGGTGAAGTAGGCGAATAACTTGATTTAAAAGATTGGGCACGCGATAAAGCATCAGCACTATTTTGTGTAGCTCCAATTACGAAAAGTGCTACAACTTTAGCTGAATCTGGTGGTGTTGATGGTGCAAGTACTACATAAGCTGATGGCATTATATCTTCTCCTTTTAATTAAGAATCTGAAACAGCAAGAAATTCAACAGTCATTCCACTTCCACCTGCTGCTATTGCATTTACCTGCGCGCGCACGAATGCGTTTGATGCAACGGGATTAGCATTATTTAATAATAATGCAGATGCTTCAGTAACAGTTGCTATAATAACCCAATGAATATTATCCATACTAACTTCCAATGTAATATTGAAAGTTGCAGGTGCAACTGTAAAATAAACCTGCCAAGAAAATAATCCAGTTCTTATTGGAAGAGCAAAGGCTTTACCAATTCCTACAGCCGCCACTGCTGCATCGAAAGACTTAGCTGGAATTTTTCTAAGTATGGATTCCATTTTGATTTCTCTTATTGAATTCGTGGATTTAATGGAGCACTGGGAATAACTACAAATGTAAATGAAAGTACTACAGATTTAGCCGATTCCCCGGCAAGATTACTAGCTGTTAATGTTAATGTATGTGCTCCAGGAGTAAACGCAGGAAAAGCACCTGAGCAAACAAATGGAGTAGCAACCCCAGTACATACCATTGTAATAACAATACCAGTATTTGTATTATCGGGATAGTATTTATAAATATATGAATTGGCAGTTGCTAAATCAGGCGCACCCTGATCTATAGTTAGTTTGTTTGTTGACGTAGCCTGTGCCTGCGCGATTGATGGAACCATTAATACAAACAGAATTACAGCAATCTTTTTAATCACGTCGCTGACTCCTTGTCGTTTGGATTTGGAAAGATACTCACGAATCATTAGAATCTGAATCCTATCAGATTCTAATTCTCGAATCATATGACCAAATCCTTGTACAATTCGTTTCCTTGCGTTTTGTAATACAAGAGCTTCCATTTCATTTAGTGATTCTTTTAAATCGATTTTAGATAATCGTTTCATTATATTTCATTCACGTTAATTACTTCATATGATCGTTCATCACGAATTACTGGAGCAAAGATAACAAAAGGCTTTCGTGTATCATTATCTTTATCTTCATTCTGTGATGGTTCCATTGTCTTAATAATTCCAGCCATATCACGCGCAACACCGGATATTACTTCCAGTTTGGCACTTGATAATTTTTCATCTGTAATGTTATTAAGGGCGAGATGTAACTTCTTTTTGGCGCGATTGGCTATTCTTTGTCTTGCATTATTGATATGATTCTGTAATGCGGGATTGGGGGTATCATAACTTTTAGTACTTGTTGCTCCATTATTATATGCAGATACTGAGGAAGGACTTATTGAAAACATATCCGCAATTGCTAATGCTGAGGTGCGACCATTGATGGATGATTCTTCACCAATAATCTTACGTAAAGAATCAGGAACTTGAAGATTACCTTCACCCCGACCGCGAGGGGATTTATCAATTATCTGTGCTCTAGATTCAATTTCAGATTCTTTTGGAGAGGAATTCAAATTTGAATTTTTTAATTCTAAATCGAATTCAGAATCAGAGACAATTCCCATTCCCATAGAAACTCCATTACTTACTTTTTAATAAATTGTAAATGTGGAATTTGGGAGAATGGGCGGATTCCAACGCCGCCGGGTGCAAGTCTATCATGGTCAAAGAGGGAAGTCAAGTCAATAGAATCAATGACTTAGCGCCGGATCGCCCCAACCCGGTTTACATTTAATCATTACAATTAAAAATTACATGTAAATTCATATAGAAATTTTATTTTTGTACAGAATTTTTTATTAACTGCAATATTATATGGAACCGTTTTTAAATTTAGTGCTTAAGGCTTACGATCAATAAACCGTGCAAAAGTGCGCAGTGATGGAACCTTACATGCATTGGTGTGCAGGGGTGTGATGTGAATCGCTGCGCAATAATGAGAAGAACTGCGCAAGTTGCTTCACATATATTCATACTTCGGCAGTGAGTGAAATGGTGTGCATTACATGTAAAGACTACGGTTAGGGCCATGCCTGAAGTCAAGAGCACACGCGCGGTTCAGGTCGGCAGGCTCAGGCGCGCAGACTTGAAAATACTTGGTCAACATGTGCAGTTCTCACTTGACTTACTCAGGCGCGTATGAGACAATTCTCACAATTCTCGTCACGTCAAGGCAAGGTCAATCCCGACCTGAAAGGACCGACCAAAATGGTAACCGAAAAGTTCTCAGGCACGATGGAAAGCGCGTATGGTGCGACACTCGATTCCGCAATCAAGTTCGAGGGGGAATTTACTGCTTTTGAAAGTTACGACGAATTAAAGACTGCAAACGAGCAACCAAGCAATGACGAGCTTGTCGTCATTGTCAACAACAAGCGAAAGGCAAACGCACGTCAGAAGTCAATGACTGCGGCATTGGAAGCTGCGGGAATCGCGAAGCCAACACTTGCGGACCCTGCGGAACAGGTTCGTCAGCTTGTCAAGGTTTTGCTTGCATCGGGTAAGTATAACGATACCCAGGCAAACGCAATCGCGAAGCAAACTCTCGGCCTGTAAAAGAGGGGTTTCATTCGATTCATAACCGCGCACCTTTCATACAGTGGCCTAACTCAGAATATCGGGTTAGGCCATTTTTTTGTGCAGTTTTATTTAATTATTTAATCTTACTGATTGTTATATCATTCTATTTTTACATGTAAACGTCAATTTGTTGACACCCCCCACTCGGTCCCTGGTCAGTGCATAGGGCACATTTAGGCATTCAAGGATTGTAAGAATT